TTCACCTGCGCCATCTGCAATAATGTCCACCCTTGCTCCAACCGTAAAGTCTGTGCTGGCATTTACTGTTACAACTGTAGGAGACCCGCTAGTAAACCTGATGGTCTTACCCATGTCTGATGATGTTAAGGTTCTTGCCGTAGTTGCATCAGTGACGAAGCTGGCCAGTGGATTATCAATCTGGTCCTGAATTGATGATGTAACACCAGCAACGTAGTTCAATTCAGTTGCTGTAGCAGTCACATCTGTTACATCAGCAAGAAGATGCGTGTGAGTTGAAGCAGCTTTGCCATCAAGCTGAGTTTGGATTGCAGAGGTCACACCGTCAACGTAGTTAAGCTCAGTTGCCGTAGCAGTTACATCCGTAATGTCAGCAATAAGATGCGTGTGGCTAGAGCTTGCCTTGCCATCAATCTGACCTTGGATATCAGAAGTCACTCCATCAACGTAGTTCAATTCAGTTGCTGTAGCAGTCACATCTGTTACATCAGCAAGAAGGTGCGTGTGTCCCGTATCTGACTTGCCAGAAAGAGACGCTGTAACAGTTGTGGCAAAGTTAGGGTCGTCGCCAAGCGCTGCAGCCAGCTCGTTCAGTGTGTCCAAAGTCGCAGGAGCTGAGTCAACGATTGCAGCAGTAACCTCTGTTACAACATCGCCCCAGCTTGCGGTTGTACCGTCAGTAGTCAAGTACTTGCCAGTCTCACCCGTCTGCGATGGTAGCCCATCTAGCTGAGCATTAACCCACTTGGAGCCATCCCACTGAATCACCTCACCAGTAGCAACTGAAGTAATCAGCACGTCGTGTAGTTCACTTAGCTCATAGCCGTTCTGAACCTCGACAAAGATTTCACCGTTGTTTAGCTGGCTACGAATAACGTAACCAATAAAGACCATGTGGTTTGGCGTTACAGGCGGTGCGCCATAGATAAGGCCACCGGCAGTGGTTGGAGACAGCCACACGGCGCTTCCAGCTGCAATGCCATCTGTGTTTAGACCCGATAGCCTTCCAAAGGTTACAACGTAACCTTGACCGCCAATTGGGATTTCTTCATAGACGAGACCAAAAGTTTTGGTAGAAGTTGCTTCCGTGTCTGCTTGAGCTAGGGATATTAGAGCGTTATCGCCATTTGCTCCAGAAATGTAAACAGCAGCACCTTTGGCTACTATACTTCCAGTGTCATTCTGCACAGCGGTTAGCTCTGGTGCCTCAAGCTTAGCTGCAGCAACTTCGTCAAAGCCAATCTCAGAGCCAGTAAGAGTTATTGGAGCAGCTACTGTGCTTGAGTCTCCGTAACCAAGTGCTGTCCAAGCCGTAGAGCCATCACCAAACTTCAATCTTCCAGTATCAGTCTCAAGACCGGGCTCACCCAATGCAAGAACTGGGTTTGCTGAAGTCCAGTTAGCAGCAGTGTCCCTACGGAGCTTAATAACAGTTTGTGCGGGCATTAATCAATCCTTACAGTCTTAGTTAATTTTATCATGCCGAGCCTCCATCAATTACGAGCGCATCGTAATCTAGGCCGATTGTGTTACTAGAGTATGTAATTGGAGAAGTAGCAGAAAGGTCCCCTAAGTCTCCTTGGTCACCTTTGGGAATAGTGAAGTCAAAAATAGCAGCTCCACTTGTTCCAACATTTGTAACAACTACAGGGTCTGCAGGAGCTCCAGTTGTTACTGTGCCGACTGTGATTGTAGCTGCATCACCCTGTGGCCCGGTGGCTCCGGTCTCACCCTGAATACCTTGCTCGCCCTGAATGCCTTGGATACCCTGAATACCTTGAACGCCCTGAATACCCTGAGCGCCTTGAAGCGCAAGCGGATACCAGTGAGTAGCTAGCTCTGTAGGCTCTTCACCAACAGTTGGGTCGCCTGATGCAAACCAGCTGGCACTATTGTGGAAAACAGCATCATTGTTTACATAGTCAACTGTATTATCCCAGTCTCCCTGCCAAGTAATACCGGTTGCACCAGTAGCCCCGATTGGGCCTTGAGGTCCTGTAGGTCCAGCAGGGATAGTGAAGTCAAAAACAGCATCTTCTGCAGTCCCGGAGTTGCTTACAGCAGCGGGATTGCCGTCCACAACAGTGCTGACCGTTCCAACAGCTAAAGTCGAAGCCCTGCCCTGTGGAATTTCAAAATCAAAAATTGCTGCTGCAGTGGTCCCGGAGTTTGTAACAGTAGCGTCATCGGCAGAGGTTACTGTCGCTACGGTTCCAACGTCAAGAGTCGCAGCAGTTCCCGTGGCACCAGTTGGGCCGGTTGGTCCTGCTGGAATAGTGAAGTCAAATACTGCATCAGCTGTTGTGCCAGAGTTGCTCACTGCTGCAGGGGTGCCGTTTACCACAGTTGTTGTTGTTCCAACATCAAGAGTGGCAGCAGCACCCTGTGGAATACTAAAGTCAAACACAGCGTCTGCTGTTGTTCCTGAGTTTGTAACCGCAGCAGAAGTTCCGGGAGCTGTTGTAGTTGTAGTCCCAGCATCGAGAGTAGCTGCGATGCCCTGCGGAATTCCAAAGTTTACAGTCTGAGCAGGGGCATCACCAGTAATCTCTACGGTCGCACTTGATTCAGGGGTGAGAGTGGTAGTTGTTCCCACTGTGAGCACAGTGGCAGGCCCTGTAGGTCCGACTATGTAATAAGTTCCATTTGCTGCAGCGACAGGTGCTACTACAGTTAGGTCAACTTCTGTGTCGGAGGGAAGTGCAATGCTAAAGCTTGGGAGCGAAACCGGAACGTCATTTTGGTCTGTAAGCCTAAACTCTACAGTCCATGTCCAGTCGACTGGGTTCATGTCAACATCGTCAGTTGCTACTAAGCGGACACCACGAGTTGTCCCGTAGCCGCACAGGTAGCCCTCAGTGTCAAGAGTTGTTTCTACGACTGCAGGGAGAATGGTAACTGGATTAGGCGAGGCTGTGCCGTCAAGAAGCCTTATTGGGCTTGGCCTAAAGTAAATGCTTCCCTTTGCGGGTATGCCATCAGGGAATAGGTCGGCATCGTTGCTGTCAGAGTACGCCAGCAAGAACTGCCCGACGACAGTTCCATAGTTTACGTTAGTAGGTAAGGCCATTATAAATCCATTCTACCATTGTTAGGCGTCTCCGCCATCTACAACATCCGCAGATGACAGCTCGGCGTCGCCGCCGTCAATCAGCGATACAGGGGTCATTGCAATCCACTGCTCGCCGCCAAATATATAGGCGACCTGAGTGTCGGACATAAAAAACGTTTGCCCGACTGATGGATTGCTAGGGAAAGAAACGCCCGTTTCAAAGTTGCCCGCTGGAAGTGCTGCAATCTCAGAGCGCACAGAATTGAACTCTTGTGCGATTCTAGTCGCAAGAGCTGTTATCTGGGAGACAAGAGACATTTTAAGTTTTAGCCCTTAATTAAACTAGGCCAGCCTCAAACGTCGTTACATAGTTGGTGTCTGTTGCTCCAACGTCAACTGAGTTTGCCTTTGAGTCAAGTGCATCCTGTAGTCCGTTAACCTTAGCAATTACAAAGCTTGCATCTGGAACAACTGGAGCCGAGGAGAAGGTTTTAATTCCAGCAATAGTCTCGTCGCCGGTTACGTGAACAACGTCAGCGTCGTCTGCCTTTGCGTTGATTAGGTCCGTGATAGTTGTGGCAAAGTTCTCATCGTCACCAAGTGCTGCTGCCAACTCGTTAAGGGTGTCAAGAACACCAGGAGCGCCATCAATTAGAGCGGATACAGCTGCATCAATAGATGAGCTAATCTTGGTGCTGGACCATGTGGTGGTGGTAGCGGTAGTGGCATCGCTAATAATCTCAGTTAGGTCAATGGCTCCAATTGCAGCGTTAAGCTCGTTTAGTGCCGCAACTAGATTGGTCTTGTCGGTGGTGGTAAGGGATGAAAGGTCTGCGACATTGCCGTTAATAAGCGTGCGGACTGATTTTACTTCAGTCGCAATTCTTGTGGCTAGATTTGAAACATTTGTTGATAGTGACATTATACTAATCCGTTCTCGAATAATAGTGTTAACGACTGAATATCGTCATACGCTGGGTGTGGGGTTGAGCTGTTTACGTGAGTCTCAAGCTGTTGAGCTGAGTATCCGTCGGCATATGGTAAGTCGCTCCACTCATCAATGCCGTTTCCAATCTTTGTTCTATTGGTGTCAAGTTCAACACCAACTTCTCCTTGCGCGAGAATTGGGTCTTCCGCCAGCCAGCTGGCGGCAGTGTCATTCCTTAACTGAATCTGAACTGCCACTAGAAGCTCCCTGCATTTCCGCCCACAAGCGGGCTAATCCCGCCGTAAAAACTATTTGACTTTCCTCCATCAATATTACCATAAGCAGCACCCTTCAAGCTTTCCAGCCACTGAGATTCCGTCCCAGTGTAGCCATCAAGCTGTGCAACTTGGTAAGCGCTTAGGCCAGTTCGTCCGTCTGTACCCTGGGCTCCGGACTTTCCATCCTTGCCCTTGAGGGAGTCAAGCCACGCCCTCTCAGTCCCGGCAAAGCCATTAGCCAAAGCAAGCTCGTAAGCAGAGTTACCTTGAGGACCCACTTCGCCCTGAATACCCTGTGGCCCATCTGCACCGATAGGCCCAGTAGGACCGACTTCACCTTGAGGTCCCTGGGGTCCCATAGGACCCATAGGTCCCGTTTCACCCTGCGGACCCTGAGGCCCAGTTGGACCGGTAGGACCTTGCTCGCCCTGCGGACCTGCGGGGCCTGTCGCTCCATCAATTCCATCAACTCCAGCGTCGCCAGTGTCTCCCTTAGGTCCCTGTGGTCCCTCAGGACCGACAGGACCTTCTGGACCCTGCTCTCCCTGAATTCCTTGTTCACCTTGTAGACCTTGTTCACCTTGTTCACCTTTCGGACCCTGAGGTCCTGGTTTACCGTCAGTGCCCGATGCGCCGTTTCGCCCGCGACCGCTAGAGCCAACCGCTTTGTCAATGCGGGTGACTTCTTTCTCAACCTTCTCTGCCCATTCCTGAGATTGTGGAGGAAGATTACTATCTGGCCAAATAATCATTTCACACTATTCTATCATTAGGCTAAAGAAAACCCGCCCCGGAGAGGACTCAACAGGGCGGGCATCTAGTGCACTACTTACAGTTGCAGAAGGAGGAGCCGCAACTAAATATATTATACCACGACATTAAACTATGCAGCCTTGAGGGACTGGAGCATATCTAGCCTAAAACCGCTCCAGAGGCTCTCTCCGGCCTTTACGATTGGAGCTTGGGTAAATCCCTTAGCCCTGACCATTTCGTAAGCCTCAGGGTCATCCTGCAGGTTTACTTCTTCAAAATCGATAAACTCTCTTTTCAGGTACCTCTTAGTGGTGTCACACTGTGGGCAAGCTGGCAAAGTATAAACAGTTACTTTAGACATTATTTCCTCCTCTTAAATTTTATTGGTTGATTATTATAACCCTGAGCAGAAACAGAAACCCCCCACCCGAAGGTGAGGGGCTCTGTAACCAAGAAAGAAGGTTAGATTATTCGCCTGCTCCAGTGGAAGCCATGGTGCCAGCAGGCACAATGAAGCCACCAGTAGCGATGTGACGGATTCTCATCTCCCAGTCATCGTTGTCGAATGAACCTTCGCGGGCTGGAACTTCTCCGCCGCCGATGTACATTCCACCGTTTGACTTGATACGTAGCTCAGGGCTCTCGTAACCGCGCAAGAAGCCTAGGGCCAATGCTGGGTTGAGGGACTGTCCTGGAACTGGAATCAAGAACCAGTAGTTGCCGGAACCAGAGTTAATCTTGGTTAGCCAGTCGTTAACTACGATGGTTACGCGTGAGCCGATTGGGTTGGCAGAGATGGTGACGGTTGAGCCGTCTCCGGTGCCAGTCTGGGTGCGGACTTCCTGCACAGCAAGAATCTTGCGAGCAGTCATCTCTAGGCCACGAGGCACAACTAGTGCGAACTGAGTGATTGGGGTAATCAGCTTGCCGTTGAAGGTCTGCCTGTTGGCTGCATCGATTGCATCCTCAAGTGCCTCAAGGGTAAGTACTGGGTTACCTGAAATCAAGTTCTGGTTTCCGGACTTGAAGTTGGTGGTGTTTAGGCCAGAAGCTGAAACCAATTGCTTGGTAACTTCCTCGTCCTCTTTGCCAGCAGCCTTCTGTGCCATCTCTAGTGGTAGACGCTCTAGTAGACCAATCTGTCCGTCGTTAACGATGGACTCCCATGAGAAGCGGATTCTTTGTCCGGCCTTCTTCACGCGCATGGTCGACTCGGTTACGTTGAACCAACCAGCGGTTGGGTACTCGTCGTACTCGCCAACGGTAGGCAGTGAGCCCTCGCGGAAAGTGTCACCCTGGTTGTCCTCACCAGCGTCGTCGTAACGAAGAGCCTGGAAGGTAACTGGGCGGAAGTCATCTACAACTAGGCGAGTTGCGAACTGGTCCCACACGCGTGGCTGAGCTGCATACTCGTCAAGTAGAATCTTGTTTAGGGTTGGGACTAGTAGCTCTGGTAGGTCGCTTGTGGCGATACCTTCCTGAAGCTTTAGCTTGTCCATTCTGTCGCCGCGTAGAGCGCCCTCAAGGAGCTTAGCTGCCTCTAGCTGGCGTGGGGTAATGTTAGTCATTTTCTATTTCCTTCTCGACTAGGCGCTCTGCACAAGGCGAACGTGGACCTGAGTGGTTCCAAGCTTGGTAACGTGACCAATAACCTTGGCTCCGGTTGCAGCTGAGTCGTCGTCAACAGTAGCAACAATGCCTGAGGTTGCGTTTGCAACTCCGTAAGCTACATCGCCAACTGCAAGAGCGGACTCTGCGGTCTCGGTGAATGCGAATACGCCGTCTAGCTTTAGAGTAGCGTATGTTGCGCCATCCTCACCAGTAACGGCATCGTTCTGGGCTACGCCAACTACTTCGCCAACCTTTACTAGGTCTCCTGAGGAAACGCTAGTGTGGACTGGGAAGACAAGCTCGCTGCCCTTGGTGTAAATCTCGTTAATTGACATTTACTCTTCCTTTACTTTCTCTTGATGCGCGACACAACAGCGTCAAACTCATCAGTGGTTTTCATTGTGGTTGATTCCTGGATAACGCCATAGGTGTCAGCAGGAGCTGATGCAGACTCGGAAACTGCGACGACATAAGCTTTCTCGTCTGCAATTAACTCATCAACACTCTTTTGGTTTGACTCCGCCTTTAGTGCCTCAGCAATACGCTGTAGGGCAAGTGCAGGCAAGCCAGATTCGTTGAACTTCACAGCCACATCTACGGGGTTAACGGACTCTTCGACGACCTCTACGGTCTCCTCTGCAGTCTCTTCTTCACCCTCGGTAGGAGTGGCAGCCTCTACGAGAACCGATACCGATTCGCGTAGTGGAGTGATAGCGTCAACAAGGGTCTCTTTAAGGTCAGCAATTGCAGCCTCAAACTCTTCCTTTGTAATCATGCTTTCATTTCCTTCCGATTCAGACTCAGAAACCTCAAGGGCTCCGTCATCCTTCTTAGTGTAGCTTTCGAGTAGAGTCAAGAATTTGCCTCCAGCTCCGGCTACGGTTACGACATCTACACTCGTTAGTGGGTCAGCCACTAGAGATTCGATGATAGGACCAGTACGGCCCTCTGCCTCTCCTACGTTGGCTTCGCCAAACGCGTGGATAGACAAACCTACATCCTCAGCCATCTCCCGAATAATCGGAGCATAGTGGGAATAGAATTCTACATCTGCGAACAAACCGTTCTCTTGGAAGGTTGCGTCGGATGCTAGCTTTCCAGCAAGCTGGTGAACGTCACGCTCTGGGCGGTCAGAACTCTCTGACATGCTTGGGTGGTTCATGAATACTTTAGTGCCCTTTTTGAAAACAGATGGGCCATACTCTGAAAGCACAGATGCTGGGTAATAACCAGATGAACCCCAGCCCGACTCAATAACTTTTACTCGCCACTTGTTGCCCTTGGTGTTTACCTGGGCAAAGTCAACAGACTCTTTTAGCTCTAGGGCCATAAAATCTCCAATAGATTAATCACTGGAAATAATTATAACAGATGCTTAAGCTGTGGGGTTTGAATCAGCCTGTTCCAAATCGTTTGCATTGTCCTGCATCGAACCTACTGCACCAGAGTTGCCCTGCGATGGAATTGCATCTTGGCTACCGTCGCCCATCTGTGGAGGTGGAGTTGCGTGCAACCTCGGAACATCTAGCGTCTCGATAACTGCCTCACGGTACTCGTCATCCCAGATTGCTCCGGTCTCGTGTGCCAGTGCTAGTGCCTGCATCAAACGCTGGCTTGGCTCAGATTCAATCTTTGGCCAGTTGATTGCAACATCTCGCACACCAATGAAGTCAAGGATTCTTCTATAGAACGAAGTCCAAATGTGCTGGCGTGCTTCCATCGCTTTCAGCGTTGGAACGTCCAATGTCTGTGCAGTGCCGTAGGCACCAGAAGTTCCTGGGTCCGATAGCAGGGCAACAACTGACACCTCAAGTGCCGATGCAACCATGGAGCCCAAAGGTCTTCCGTCGGTTAGGTCAACTGAACCAGCCCTTGGCATAGAGCTAAGTTCCATGTCTGCGCCTAGCACAGCGGTGGAGCCTGCAGCCGGTGGGCTGGCAATCGCAGCTGCTGCGTTCTGAACACCAGTCTTAGTCTTGGACTTAAGCTGCCATGCGAACATAGACAAAGCCTTTAGCATTCGGCTTCCGTCTTTTAGGAACTCGTTATAAGCGTGTGCCCATGGGATTGCTGGCAGTGCATCTGGAGTACCGAAAGTTCTACCAGCTCTGCGGTTAACGCGGCTGACAAACATTCTGGAGCGGGAGTCAACTGGGAACTGACCAATCTTAGATACGTACCTGCCGTTGGCTGGCTTGTAAGTGTCAGCTGGATACCAAACGTCAAGCTGCTGCTCCTTGATGTTCATGCCCACTAGCTCTTGTGAAAGCCTTGGCCAGCTACGCTTAACGTACCAAATCTCTTCTGGGTTGTCAGGGTTGGTAACAACTCCGCCAATCTGGCCAAATGGAATTCGCTGGAACTGCTTGGTAGCTATGTTGCCTAGCAAGAATAGCTGACCGTCGGTAAAGTGGGTACGCTCGTTGATGGCCTGTGCCTCTGGGGAGAACACCACATCTTGGTTAATAGCGTCGTCAACAATCCTCTGGAACCTTGGCTGCAATACTCCAAAGCTTAGGCCCTTGCCAAATACATAGCTAGTCCTAAGCGCAGCACCACGCTTCAGTAGCGGGTTGCCTTCTGAAATCTCACGAATCTTCTTAGATGCGTGCTTCAAGTCTGTCAGTGCAAAGCCATCTTCGAGGGTTGCAGGTGCAATCTCGTTCCAACCCTTGTCGTCAAATGCCAGGATGGCCTGAGCCATCTGACCGTATGACTCACGAAGCAAATCATTTTCAGATGCAATTGCGGCGAATTGTTCTGTAAGCTTGCTGAAATCCATATAAATTTTCCTTAAAAGTGCAGTAAAACTATTCTACCACGTCCAGGTAGAAAGAAACGGGTCTTGCTTTTCTAATGCCGTGTAGTCCATTCCAACTAAATCACCGGGCTTTTTGTCGCCATATGGGCTGTTGATTATCGAACTCAGGTCGGCACAGGCGTAGACCACAGCATCCAAGGAGTCCGGCGACTTAACTCCGCGGCTTCTCATGTCATCCTTGGACTCAATCAGGATTGCACCCTTGGGCGTGAACTTATAGCTAATCATCAATAGCTCTTCAAGTAGCACCTTGTCGTCAGGGTCTAGGTCTAGCTTGCCAGCTGAGAGTCCTTCTTTAAGTGCATCGTAATTTGCTGCCCTCGCATTATGCCAACGAGTTTTATCAGGGCTAGCAGCAGAACCCAGCATAGAGATAACAAGATACTTGCCATCAGCCATAGCGGCAACGAGGTCAACAACAGGACCACCAAGGCCAGCTGCGTCAATACGTACTTCACTAACTGCATTATCTATCGCCATCCTATGTATTCTGCTCGCGGTCTCAGTCGCGGTTGCCTTGGACCAGGTTTCTAATCTTCTTACTCTACCGCCGCGATTAATGTAAGCTACGCTATCGTCCTCACCGAATCGAGCAACGTCAACACCCAGCACAGCGGTAGCCTGCATGTCATCTGGAATGTCGGTGTCAATGCCAAGGTCGATGTTGGATTGTGAAAAGAATGTGTTGTCAGCTTCGTCTGGGAACTCAGCCAGAATCTTAGAGCGGTACCTAGCGGATTCCTCGCCCCAAGATACCTTCTGCTTCTCTACCCATGCCTCCTGGATTAGTAGCGGCAGTAGCTCTGGCGGTACCGTGTGCTTTTCGCTTGTAAAGTTCGGAGTGTCAAATGCACTAATTCTAATCTTGTGCCAAGTTGGGTCATCGCGGAATATCTTGTGAAACGGCGTCCCCCTGTTATCGGGGTTTCCAATTGCCAAAACCCTAGCGCCCTCGGTGTTGGTCACAGCTTCGGTAGCGGTGTACAAGTCCTCTGGAATACCACCTGCCTCATCCAGGATTACCATCACATACCTACGGTGGATTCCCTGGAACGCGGAAACGATGTCCTTATCCGCTGGCCTTCTACCAAAAGCAATTACCGTACCGTCGTCGAGCTTCCACTCCTGACCTTGGGTTATGTAACCTGGCAGCTGGTGCCCATGCTTCTCGGCTAGTTTAAAGTTGTCCTGAATCTCGCGGAACAAAACCCTGGCAATCTGTACATAAGTAGGTGCCGAACAAATCAGCGCCACATCGTATGGGTCGTGGGTTGCAATCCACCAAACCGCTAGCATTCCAGCTAGTCCACTCTTACCGGCACCGTTGCAAGACACCACTGCCGTGTGCGAATTCTCAACTACCGATGCAGCAATCTCTCGCTGCTTGGACCACATGTGCTTGCCGAGGACTTCCTCTGCCCACAGCGCTGGGTCCTTCAGGTATTCTTGCTTACGGCTGCGGCTGCGCAAATCCGCAATTACATTATCAAGGACGTTTTCTATCATTAGAATAGAACCCTTCACCCTTAAAGTTAATTACCGGTGCGCTTACCCCTTTGCGAAGTGGCTTGCCGCAGTGGCAGTACATCCGCGGTGCTTCCGACATCCCGTGGCTAATTTCCTTAGTGTGCCCGTTCTCGCATACGTAATCATACAGCGGCATTGCGCCTCTCAATCTCGCGGTTAATGTACCACGCAGCTTTCTTCAAATCCTCAATCGGGTTCCCCTTGTGGTCCGCCCGCATTATGTACTTGATAGCGTTGCCCAGGCAGAAGCCCATGTGCTCTGTAATCTCGATTGTCTCGACGCCACTTGGGTGGCTGGTGTAATGGCTCGGGTGGTTTACGCTATCCATTCTCATCCTCCATCAATTCAAACTTTGCTCGCATCAATCCGTCTGCCACCAGTTCGTCTAGCTCGTGGCTTGGTACCTGCGGGTACCTCTCGGCCAGCTCACCCTTGGCGAAGGTCAAAGCTGCGTCCATCGCCCTTAGCAATATCCTCTGCTGAAACTGCGTCAGCTTAATTAGGTTCTCATCTAGCACAGTCTGCTGGCTGTCGAGCCGCTTGCCGATTGTCTCCAGTGTGCGCAGCAATACTCTGGCTGCCTCTGGGTCCTGGCCGTCAATTGCTTGTGAGCGTAAAGAATCTTTCAACTCGTGCAGCTCT